GTCCTCTAAGTCCAGCCAAGCAGAGCCACTATAATTAATAGGTTTGTTACTTGCCTGTGCTCCATAGAATTGATTGTTAAAGTTTGTAAACTGCCAGTTACCATCTGTCTTAGTTGTACCACCTGCAAAAGATTGTACATCCAAAGTATAAGGAGTATTAGCTGTGTTTATTTTATAAACATTAGCACCTGCTCCAGCAAATAAAGTTGTTACACCTGTTGTGCTTCTATATTCACCTAACGATTTAAAAACTAATGTGTTAGTTGTGGGTTTACCATCAGTTAAACTTCCAGTGTATACATTATTTGTTATTTGTTTAATACCTTTTCTTGTACTAACACGACCTTTCTCGTCTAACATAACATTGTTAGCTGTTGTTAGCCATTGAGGAGGTAAACTTGCAGCCGATGACTGCCTGTTTAATCCATAAATACCAATGGAGTCTAATACAAGGGGCTGTAGTGGCTTAGCTGCCATACCAAACTACCTCACTTGAGTGTCTACCTACGTCCTGTTGAATAGCATCTGATAATGCTTGTTGATATTGCATCTGTGCCATGTCTGATAATGTTCCTCCGTCCTCACCACGTTCAGCGATAGCTCTCGCCCATACCCCCATTATAACAGGAAACTCTGGACATGTCAAGGCTGTTGTTGCATTTGTTAAATCATCTTGTGCATCAACCATGTAGAAATCAATTGGATAAACCGTATTGGGAGTAGGATAAATCTGTGCTTGAAGGACTCCACTAGCTACTGAATTAATAGAATAATAACTAGGAGGACCTGAAGTATTCCCGTTAGGATATTCTGTGGACCTAATCCAAGAATCAGGAACTGCTTGTAAGATGTTTCCTTGACCTTGAGCTTGTACTGAAAGCATTCTACTACGCTGTGTTGAACCAGCTAGAGCATAACTCTTTGTATCAGCTACAGTGTTTACTGTTATTAATGTTCTTAATGAAGTCCAATCCCAAGCATCTTCTACTTCTCTTTTAACTTCATTAACAAAGTCACCAATAAGAACTTGATAATCTGTAGGACCAGTAGCATCTATTAAATCACCTGACCAATCAGCAGCAATACTATCTTCTCTTAGTCTACGTAACACTGAATTTATTATTTGTCTGTATGTCATATTTATCCTTTAGCTAATTGTGCTCCGAAGTAGAACTCTATAATAATTGTGGTCCATCTAAAAACAGAATCTAGCTTTAACAAGCCTTCAACTGTAACATATTCTATTTTGTCAGGTGTTAATTCTAAACCAAAGAAACTAAAGCCTTCTATAATTGTTGGTATTACAGTTGGAACATCTAAAAATACTGGTGCTACTTGTGTAAATATTATAATACCTAGCAGTACAAATATAATTACTCTTCTATTAAGAGCTGCCCATGGTGACTCATTCCTTGCTGCTTTCCTTGCTGAGTCTATCTGACCAGCCCTAGCACTTAAAGCTTCTAACTGTAGTTTCTGTAAGTCCGTAGAAGCCTGTGACTTTATAGCTACTAACTTCATTACAAAACCAATAAGGATAGGAGCAATGTTTGTAAATAAACTTATCATAATAAACTTATTGCTTCAATAATTCCTATCTGTCCAATTAAATACCAAGCAAATGCACCAAACACTCCCCATTTAATTTGAAGTAAGGAAGTATTTATTTTCTGTATACATAAATTAGTATTTTCAATTCGACCAAACAACTTGCCTATCTGTGAGTCATGTTTGTCGAGTTGAAGTTGCATCCTACTTAGTTTTTCATCCATTATTTATTTAGTCCTATAGCACTGCCAGTAAGTATGGCTCCAAAAGCAAGATGAAATAATCCTCCACCCATAAGAGTGAAAGGTGAGTGTTGTCCTGTTAGTTTTTTCATAAGCTCCATTTGTACTAGTGTGTCCTCTGTTGCATTTATTATTTCCATAAACTGACTAATGTCCGGTCTGTTAATTCCATACCAAACTGGTACAAAAAGAAAGTCGTAAAAACAAATCAATAAATATAAAATTAAAGCTGTCCATCTCCATCGTAGCGTGCTTGTTTCTATTTCTGTCATTTAGATACAAGGTGGTGTACACCTTAAAGCATCAGCACCTAACCAAACAGCTACAACTAAAGCAAGTATAGTACATCCAATAAGTATTGCTACTTCTTTAGTCATTACCACTTAACCTTATCTGACCAATATGCAGCTGAACATCTTCCCTTCTTAATGTTCTTAGCGTGTCTAGCTTTAAAAGACTTTCGTCTTGCTTTTTCAGATGCACTTGAAGGATTTTTACCTGCACCTGAAACTCCTTGTTGTCCAAACCTAATAGTTTTTATACTACCATCTTCACACTTTGCTACTACAACATGACTTTTAGTTTTATGTTTAGGAGTTCTTTTTGGTTTGTTATAACCAGAAACTCCTGCATTTTCTAATCTTGAATCAGCCATTATTTACCTACCTTTTTCATTGCTATCTTATGTGACTCAGTAAAAGTTTTACCTTGACCCATAAGCTTTCTCATTTCTTTCATGTGCTTAGCAGTGTGGTGTTCTTTATGCCTAGCCATAGTAGCTTTTTGTTTAACTGTTAACGCCATTAGTATTTCTTACCACCGCCACCTTTTTTTTTCTTTGTCATGCTACTTCCCCTTTTTAGTTTTTAAAGACTTAGTAAGTTTTTCCATATAGCAATCCCTACCAAACTGTAACTGCTCAAGATTAAACATGCTTGTTTGCAGTTTCCTATCTAAGTCAGACACATGATTAATCATATTGACTTGTTCAATTTTAAAATCTGACTCTCTGTATTCTTTGCCATCAATTGTTATTGTCTGTTCTTTTTTTGTTTTAGACATTCTTTGCTCCTAGTCTTGGGTTAATGAAACAAACGAAGGGTCAACCACGTCTGTTGGGTTAGCACTAAAGTGTGTTGTCATATCTATATGTCTAGTGCTTGTTTCTGTTTCTGGTCCATATGTTTCTACACCATCATCATCAGTATGCTTAACCTTTCTAGTTTCTGTATGAGGCTTATTCTCATAAGCTATTACACCAGCTAAGTCTGATATTGCTGCTATTGCAGTCTTGATTGTTTCGTGTTCGCTATACAAAGCTGTAGCGTAAGTAGCTATATTAGAAGGTACTGCTGTACCGCCTTTAGCTGCTCTCGACCAATACCAATCTATAGCTTCGTGTCTACTAGCTACTGCTGATTTAGCCTTAGATAACATATCTGCTTTAAGCGTGGCTACATCTCTGGCTGTACCAGCATGTGTTCCTACAACTTCATCACCACTAGCATCTATAGTATAAGCACCATCCCAGTAGTAACGACTATCAACTGTTACTATTCTCATAGGTTTAATCCCTAATGAGGTGAGTGTTGTGCTATCTCTAAAGATTGTCTTAGGATATGTGACATCACTTATCACCATAGTCTTAGGATGTTTGATTGTTTCTGAATTAAAATACCACATATGTATCTCCGTTATCTTGCGTTAGAATATTTAAAAGGTGTTTCTGCAAATGCTAAATACATATAAGAAAACCCAGAAGCATTATGCTGACCATTGGCAGTTCTTATTTTAAAACCATTGGACAATAAATCTTTATTTGCATATACTCCCTGCTCAGCAGCAGACGAATAGGGAGCTAACGCAGCATCTGCCAAGTTATAAGTATCTCTTTTATTATCTATAATCCACCAGCCATTGGCAGAGTCAATACTCTTAACTAAAACAAACGCTGGTCTGAACCCTGTATAAATAAATGTACCATCAGTAGAACCATTACCAGTATATGAACCGACCTTAGAGTAGCCATCTACAGAGTGGAAACAGTAGGCTATGTAAGTAGCACTAGATTGATTTCCACCACCATAACTACCTAAAGAAAATACTGAGTTAGTAGGTGCAGTATCATTCCAGATTCCCTCATAGTCCATTGCCGCATTTGAAAGATTTAGAATTAAATACCAATCTTCTGGCGTTGAAGCGTGAAGGTCTTTGTTATAGACTTGCCAATGGTCGGTAGCACTTCTCTTCTTTTCGAATATCATCTCTGGAGCAACAGTCAAACCGTGTCCAACCGTAGCACCAGCAGTACCATTACCTGTATAACTAACAATACTAAACCCAGCATCTGCATTAGCACTAACTGTAGAGTTTATAGAGCCATTAGTATTAGATGAACCACTACCGTTTGCTTTCCAGTTCCAAGCTACAATACTAGCACCTGATTCATTTGGTGAATTATTATATACATCACCCAATGTAAAACCAGTTGAAGTAAAAGCAGTTAAATCTTCATCAGAGGCTGATGTTTGCTCTGCTCCTGTTGTGTTTGAAATTAGTTCTTTTGTTACTCCACGAACAGAATCAACTAAAACGTGTGCCCTAGCAGCAGAACGAGATTTAAACCAAGTAAAATCAGGTTGAAAACCTACCGTGATACTTTGTGTAGAACCAGTACCACTATAAGTAACAGTATTAAAATGCTCACTAGGTACAACAGCTACATCAGGTAAGTTAGATGTACATAAAGCTAAGAAGCCTGTAGGTGGTGTGTAATAGAAATCACCTATGTCATTACCATCTTGATTGCCTTGTGCTGTCTTGTTACCAGCGAATGAGGAGTCTTGTCCGAAGTTAGCTGTAAAAGAACCACCTAAAGTTATTGTACAAGGTATATATTCATTACGAGGTGCGGTTAAAGTAAGTGTTCCAGAAATAGAATTATTTTTATAGGCTTTTAATTGATGATTACTTTGGTCATAGGAAAATGAAATTATATCTCCATCTGTAAAAGTTGCCCAAGAAGCTACAACACTACCATCTTTCCTAGCATTTCCATTCGCTTGATATATAAAACCTTGTGCTGGATTTGCTTGTCCAGACATTACAGTAGAATTTGCATCAGCAATATCAGCTACACCTATAGCATAATCTGCATCTGAGCTTGTGGCTAGTGCTTCCCAGTACCATTTACCTAAAGCCATACTCATTGATGCCATTACACCTTGAGTAGCGACTGCTAAATTACCTTCAGACAATGTAGGTAAATGACCAACTTTACCTGAAAGCGGATTCCAAGTAGCAAAGTTATTCGTAGGACTATCAACCATCTGGTCTGTAGCTGCTATATTGTTCTCTGTCCAATCATTAGTATTGCCAGATTTGTCATCACCCATATCAGCAGCAGTTGCAAAATTCAAATAGAATCCATTAGTACCATAGCTACCTGAATACTCTTTAGGCTTCCACTCTCCGTAGTCACCTGTTTCACCGAATGAAGATGGGGTTAAGGCAGTACCATCTATGCAGTTAAATTCAGATAAATAACCATCTGCGTATTGCGACCTTTCAGTTGAAGAACCAACACTCCAAGTCTTGCCAGCAGTTTGAGCGGGGTTATTCATATTAGTATCCAAGTTTAGTGATGGATACGTTTCAGTAGCAAAATCAGTAACTTGATTACCATTCACATAAATCTTTGCTCTATTAGCTGCTGTACCTTGTGTAGTATCTACTGCAACTACAATATGATACCAAGCTGAAGAATCACGAAACTTTTGTGTTGTTCTTAAATGAATATTTGCAGAACCACTTGTATAATCATAAATATTTAATTCAAAATCATCTGCAAGATGCCCACCAAATAATATATTAAATCCTGGCTCGTGTCCTTGATTAGATGTAAATATTGGTGATTCATTAACTTGTGTTGCTCTTTTAAACCAAAAGCTAAAAGTGTAAGTTTTTCTATTACTAGCACTACTTGGTTGAAAAGTTAAGTACGGAGAATCATCATCATTAAACCTAAGACTCTGCTCTATCTCGTAGGCAGAAGCACCACTAGGTATTGCTGTTGAATTAATTAAAGACATTAGGTGTAAACCGCAGAGTTAGTCATATATACATTAGTACCATCTGAGAAATAAGCCAGTAGGTATGTTCCAGCAGTAGATATAGTTGCTAATAAATTAGCATCTACTTTAGTATTAGCGTGTGCTGATATGGTGTGTCCACCTGAATTAATAAAGAGTATGTTTCCAGATTGTGCGACTATAGCTGTAAAGGTTAAAGCAAAGTTACCAGCAGGCGTACATTTAAAGTTGTTACTAGCAGACATAGCAAACGAGCCATCATTGTCTGTAGTCATTGTGCCTACTGCACCACCTGTGACTGTAACTCCGTTTGCAGTTGTTGCTATTTTCTTAACATTATTATGAAAAAGAGATACATCACCA